TAGCTCGATTAACTCGAGCGGGCTAACTTCGTCTGAAGTTAGTCTAGGCGTTGCCCTAGTAATAACTGGGAGTAAACGCCGCAGAAGGTAGTATCAAGTGGACAAGTCCACCCTTTAGCTACCTTAAACGTTGGTTAACCAATACAAAAGCATGGCACTTAGCAATACGCTAGTAACAAACGAGATCAAGAACAGTGCGGGGGTCGAAGTTGAATTCGCCCGCCTCACTACTGGACCAGGTCGCTCTACGGAGTTCGCGCAAGTTGCGGAACCCCCGTATGCTCCACACCGGCTCACCGTGGCTCATAAAGAGTCAGGTGCTGGCAAAGGGCTGCGACGTCGATCAGTCGTTCGATTTGACAAAACTGTCATTTCGACCGTTGACAACGTCACACCTGTAGTCATCAGTGCGTATGCAGTCCTCGACACTCCTGTCGGGGCACTGCTTACTAACACTGAGCCTACCAATGTAGTCGCCGAATTGGTGTCGTTTCTCGCCTCATTAGGCGCAACGACCACAATCCTGTACGACGGCACTGGTAATGGTGCAGCCACGTTATTGAACGGTCAGCTTTAAGCTGCCCGTCAATGGCGTAGTTCGTTGTAAGGCGGAGTACGTTGGAACATAGTCTCATCTGGCAGAGGTAACTCTGTATTAAACAGGTCAGTCTATGCCGTAGATACCTACGTCCTTCGCACTCCGTCCTTACAAGCCTTCTGTTGTATAGCCTAGTACTCAAAAGAACCGGCAAGATACCCTATTGGCGTGTCTTCTTGGAAAAGAAAGATTTGCCTATCATTACTAAATGATAGTCTCATCCTCTTTAACGCGAAGCCCGTCATTAGGTATGGTGTCTGTCCAATTGGTGTACTCGGGTTAACTACTTCTTTAATCGTAGGCACATATACGTAAAAGTTCGGAGCAATAATATGCTTCTCACTTTTCGTTGTTTGTGGCTTGATTATTGAACTAGCTAATGTTTCTTCAATGTTTTTCATTGTTGGAATGTTTATAACCGAAGTTCGTTTGAACCGCAGGATCGCTAAGTTTGCATGCTCTAGGAGGAACTCCTTATGGATTCCGATAAGAGCCTAGATGAG